AGAAAATCTTTAAATCTCTTTAGTTAGTTAATAAGGCCCTGTAATTTTTACAGGGCCTTTTTTATTTGTGGCGCGTGGTCGATTTTTCGTGGCGCGTGATTATTTTTTTATTGTCTATGGATCCTAAACCGCGCCCAAAAATTAAGAGCCTTTAGACCTTATATACCCTTTTACGTAGATAGGGATCCTAATGTATGTATATATATGCTTGATTTATATTGTCAGACCCTGTAAAAAACTTGTTAAACATCAATTTAGATGCCAAAAAAATTTTATAAAATTTTTTTATGAACCCGAATGATATAGACATAAATAAACTTCCTTCTGACATTAGAAAAACATTTAAACAACTTCAAGTATTACACGCTGAAAAAAAGATACAGAATAAGGCTAAAGAAGATTTCCTATCTTTTGTCAAATGTGTGTGGCCAGATTTTGTAGAGGGGTCCCACCACAGGCACATCGCAGATAAGTTTAATAAATTAGCCACGGGCGAAATAAATCGTTTGATCATTAACATGCCACCCAGACATACAAAATCAGAATTTGCATCTTATCTTTTGCCAGCATGGATGGTGGGCCGTGATCCAAAGCTCAAGATCATTCAAGCAACACACACGGCAGAACTAGCGATAAGATTTGGTCGTAAAGCAAAAAACTTGATTGACTCAGAAGACTATAGAAAAGTTTTTAAAACAACTTTAAGAGAAGACTCACAGGCAGCAGGACGTTGGGAAACGCAACAAGGTGGTGAATATTTTGCAGCTGGTGTTGGTGGTGCAATCACGGGCCGTGGTGCGGATCTCCTGATTATTGACGACCCACACTCGGAACAAGATGCAATGTCCAAAGTATCTTTAGAGAGAGCATACGAATGGTATACATCTGGTCCACGTCAGCGTTTACAACCTGGTGGTAAAATTATTTTGGTAATGACAAGATGGTCTACGAAAGATTTAACAGGAGCCTTGGTCGCTTCACAGAAAGAATCGAAAGCTGACAAGTGGCACGTGGTCGAGTTTCCAGCGATCATGGACCATGAATCAGATCCAAAACCTGTGTGGCCTGAGTATTGGAAACTTGATGAGTTAGAAAAAGTTAAAGCGGCACTTCCTGTTAGTAAATGGAATGCACAGTGGATGCAAAAACCAACTTCAGAGGAAGGTGCGATTTTAAAAAGAGAATGGTGGCGTCAGTATGAGGGAGACGACATCCCACCGATTTATCATGTCATTCAATCTTACGATACAGCATTCTTAAAAAAAGAAACAGCGGATTACTCTGCTATTACTACTTGGGGTGTTTGGTATCCGAATGAAGACTCAGGTGCTAATTTAATTTTGCTCGATGCAATCAAAGGACGGTATGAGTTTCCAGAGTTAAGACGTTTGGCACTAGAGCAATACCGCTATTGGAATCCTGAAACAGTGATTATTGAGGCGAAAGCATCTGGATTGCCGTTGACTTACGAACTACGGAAAATGGATATACCAGTAATGAACTTCACACCAAGTCGTGGAAATGATAAGCACGCTCGTGTAAATGCTGTTGCACCTTTGTTCGAATCTGGTATGATATGGGCTCCTCAACAAAAATTTGCGGAAGAGGTCATTGAAGAATGTGCATCCTTTCCGTTTGGGGATCATGATGACTTGGTTGACTCAACTACTCAAGCGATCATGAGATTTAGACAAGGCGGCTTGATTGAACACCCAGAAGATTATGTGGATGAAGTCGTAGAACAAAAACAACGAGTGTATTATTAATGTCAGAACTAACCGACAAGTATTCAAAAAATTTTAGCAAAGAGAAGAAACAAGAATTTGAGAAACGTGTGAGAGATATGCTTGGCAATATGTCAGAACTATCTGCTATACAATTAGTCTTAAAAGAAATGAGAGAAAATATGAAAGATGGTGGTATGATTGACAAACCGCTAGGTTCAGGAGGTGTAAAGTCTGGGCCACCGCCAAAAAGAGGTCCCAATCCACAGGGGTTGAATATTCCTTTAAAACAAGTTAAACAGTAAGACTGGAGAAATTTAAATGGCAGAAATAGACAAGTCGCTTCCTAACGAGCTTAGAACAGAAGTCACTTTACCAGCCGAAGAGGTTGTTGAAGAAGAGGAAGTTGTAGAACAACAAGGACCCGTAGAAGTAACCGCTGAAGAAGATGGTGGTGCAACAATTAATTTTGAACCTGGTGCAATTAATGTTCCAGGAACTGAAAATCATTTTGATAACTTAGCAGATATTTTACCTGAAGAAATTTTAGAACCATTAGGAAATGAGATGGTACAAAATTATATGGATTATAAAACATCCAGAAAAGATTGGGAGCAAAGTTATATTCAAGGTTTAGATCTTTTAGGATTTAAATATGAAAATAGAACTGAACCGTTTCAAGGAGCTTCAGGTGCAACACACCCAGTTCTCGCAGAAGCAGTTACACAGTTTCAAGCACAAGCGTACAAAGAACTTCTACCTGCCGATGGACCTGTAAGAACAGATATTATCGGAGTAGATTCTACACCTGTTCAACAACAAGCGAATCGTGTTAAAGATTACATGAATTATTTATTGATGGATCAAATGCAGGAATACGAACCTGAGTTTGATCAGATGTTATTTCATTTACCATTAGCTGGTTCTACTTTTAAAAAAGTTTACTATGATCAGTTATTGGGAAGAGCAGTGAGTAAATTTATACCTGCTGAGGATTTGATTGTTCCGTATACGGCTACCTCATTAGACGAAGCGGAAGCAATCATCCACTCTTTAAAAGTTTCAGAAAACGATTTAAGAAAACAACAAGTCAATGGTTTTTATTCTGATGTTGAACTTGGCCCTCCAGGTGTAGACAATAATGATGAACTAACTAAAAAAGAAAGAGAACTTTCAGGAACTAAAAAAACAGGAAAGCAAGAACCTGTGTATACAGTTTTAGAATGTCATGTTAATTTAGACTTAGAAGGTTTTGAAGATGTAGATGGTGAAGGTGAACCAACAGGAATTAAACTTCCATACATCGTAACCGTGGACGAAGGTTCAAGAAAAATTTTATCAATCAGAAGAAATTATGCTCCAGAAGATCCAAAGAAAAATAAAATCCAATACTTTGTCCATTTTAAATTTCTTCCAGGATTAGGGTTTTATGGTTTTGGATTAATCCACATGATTGGCGGATTGAGCAGAACTGCAACTGCTGCACTTCGTCAATTATTGGATGCAGGAACTCTATCAAACTTACCTGCTGGATTTAAACAAAGAGGTGTTAGAGTTAGAGATGAAGCATCACCAATACAACCAGGTGAATTCAAAGACGTTGATGCACCAGGCGGAAGTTTAAGAGAAGCATTCTTTCCATTACCTTACAAAGAACCATCACAAACACTATTACAATTAATGGGTATTGTCGTGGGCGCTGGTCAAAGATTCGCGTCTATTGCTGATATGCAAGTAGGTGATGGTAATCAAGCAGCGGCTGTTGGAACTACAATTGCATTATTAGAACGTGGATCAAGGGTCATGTCTGCAATCCATAAACGATTGTATGCTGCAATGAAAAAAGAATTTAAATTATTAGGAACTATTATTGCACAATATCTACCACCCGAATATCCATACGATGTGGTTGGAGGTGCTAGAACCATTAAGCAAGTAGACTTTGACGATAGAATAGACATTATTCCTGTTGCAGATCCAAATATATTTTCACAATCACAAAGAATTACTTTAGCGCAAACAGAATTACAGTTAGCGCAATCAAATCCACAGATTCATAATTTGTATAATGCTTACAAAAAAATGTATGAAGCAATTGGAGTCAAAGATGTAAATCAAATACTTCCTCCACCAGCGCCAATGGCACCAATGGATCCAAGTTTAGAACATATTAATGCAATGGCGGGAAAACCTTTTCAAGCTTTTCCTGGTCAAGATCACAGAGCACACATCACAGCGCATTTAAATTTTATGTCAACAAACATGGTTAGAAATAATCCAATGATTATGGCTGCTATTCAAAAAAACATTCTTGAACACATATCGATTATGGCTCAAGAACAAGTACAAATAGAATTTAGAGAACAATTACAACAAATGATGACCTTGCAACAACAAGCACCAACTAATCCACAATCTGCACAAATGCTACAACAGATGACACAAGAGATTGAATCAAGAAAAGCGGTGTTAATTGCTGAAATGACAGAGGATTACATGAAGGAAGAGAAGAAAATTACGTCTCAATTTGACAATGATCCACTATTAAAATTAAAATCTAGAGAAGTTGACCTACGTGCTATGGAAAATGAACGTAAAAAACAAAATGATGAGGCTCAACAAGATCTTGCAAGAGCAAGATTACTACAATCAAGAGAAAATTTTGAAGATAAACTAGAACAAAACGACGATTTAGCAAAATTACGTGCTGGAGTTAGCCTTGCAAAGTCTGGAGTACAGCAAGCACAGGTTATGATGGAGGATAATTAATGCCATTAAATAAAAAAGGTAAAAAAATTATGAAATCTATGAAAGAACAGTACGGAAAAAAGAAAGGTGAAAAGATATTCTATGCATCTAAGAACAAAGGTGTTATAAAAGGAGTAAAAAAAGGAGCAAAAAATGCAAAAACTTGATAAAATACAAGAAGTTAAAGTTGCTGAACAAAGTGTTGAAGTAGATCCTAGATCTAAAACTACTGCTGATGGTGCATTTAACTATATTGGTACTGGAAAACCTGAATTAGAAGTTCAAGGTCAAGGTGCTGTAAGACCTGAAAAGAGAAGAAACTCTAAAGCGTACTAAATTATGTGGTTCAGTGCACTTAAACTTGGCCTAAACGCGGCAACGCACATCTATAAGAAAAAACAAGAGACAAAGATGGCGATGGCAGATGCTCAACACATG